CCTATGATGTCATCGGATCTTATGTCCCTACTAAAGAAATGGGAGGCGGCTCTGGTCTCAAATATGCGGCCTCTACAATCATTTATCTCAGCAAAAAAAAGGAAAAGAGTGAGAAAGAGGTTGTTGGAAACATTATCAAAGCTAAGACGGTTAAATCGAGACTAAGCAAAGAAAACAAAGATGTTGAAGTTCGTTTGTATTATGATGACAGAGGACTTGACAGATACTATGGTCTTCTAGAATTAGGAGAGTTAGGTGGTCTTTGGAAAAATGTTGCAGGTAGATATGAAATGAACGGAAAGAAAATCTATGGAAAACAGATACTGGCAAACCCAGAGGAGTACTTTACTTCAGAAGTTATGCAAGCATTAGATGAGATTGCTGCAAAGTATTTTAGTTATGGAAGTTAATTGATGGATAGTATTGAGATTACAATTCTCAAGAACTTAATACACAATGATGAATATTCTCGAAAGGTCATACCTTTT